AGATTACCAGAAGCGTCTGCAACAACAATCTCTGCTCCTGTTGCTCCAACTGCTAATCCTCGTATACCAGAAACTTTGTCATAATGTGAATAACCCATTGCACCCTCCTTAGAGAGCAGGGAACTACTAATCAAATACTAATTAGTACTAAATTAGTAGTTCCCCACAATGTTTTTACGCTCCGGGAGCTTTGAATAAGCCCATCGGATAATTCACTTCCGTGCTCATACGAAAAGAGACTTTGAACTTGGCGTCCCCTGTTTCGAAGTCACCATCTTGAGCGAACTTAACACCACGTCGATTGAACGTGATGATTGGGTTCTGATCTGCAATTAGGAACCACGTATCAGCATCTGTTAGATACGGGTCAACGATTAAAGTTAAATTCCTGCTTTGAAGCGGGTTGATCGCATTTTGTGCGCTCTCCGGATCATACGCAGAATTTAAAATTTCTCGTGCAGTCCATTCCCCATCTGGGGCAACAAGCAGATATTTTGGTTTAATTATCTGTTGTTTGCTACGGTCATCGGTTGTCGTTTCCATCTGCGTAAGCGCTTGTCGAAGTGAAGCGACAGACAGATCAGCAGCTGGACTTAACAAATTCGACCATGTACCACCGCCGAGTTTAGTATGAGAAGCACTGAAAACAGCGATCCCATCACCAGCGGTTTTGGTTGCTCCATTGTACATATCATGCACAATGATTTCCATTGTTTCACGAGCGGACCTACCCAATTCTTTAGTCATATCAGCCATCTCTGTTGGGATGTCTGGATACAACGAGTCCTCGATCATTTCTTCCGTAATCCGAACACCAAGCGCTTGAGTGACATGCACCCATCGTTTAGTAGGACCTTGGATGAAATCGTCATACTTGATCGGTTCACCTTCTGGTTTTTCAGGCAATAAGCCTAAGCCTGCATAATACGCGGATTCCTCGTAGGATCTCCTTGACGGTTTAATCGTCACCAGTTGCTTCCACATAGCAGGACGCTCTGTGTAAGAACTGGACATAAAGGAGAACAAACCAGGAACCACGGCTTTATTAAACTGTGATCTATTCATGGTTAAACTCCTTTAGACGCCTACGCCGACAATACCGGCATTAGCAGTGTGATTGTTAATTCTGCATAACCAGTCGCCATATGCAATACCGACTGTGTTATCCACCTGTTGAACCGGACGGATCAAACGAATTTGATCTCCGGCTGTTGCTCCACCTGTATCTGAGTCATTAAGCTGCCAACCACTTAAATAGTTGACCGTGCTGCCTGCTCCAGCAATAAGATTAATATTGCCGTTGCAGTCATTAATGTCTAGATAAGAGGTGTCGCCATCTCCTTGAGAAACGAATACCTGCCTCGGATCATCGGCTACCATAACGTATCCGACACCCGAATGACCACTGTCCCAGTATTGCAAAGGAACCTTGTTCGCATCATAAATGCCAACAATAGCCCCTGTGATAGGGTTCCCAGTACCACCTGTCGCAATAACAACGTTGCGATCTGTACCGTTAACGATCACAGGATCCCCGATAAAGAGATTCTGAGCATACCCGGAAGACAGTTTGTATTCCGTTACCTGAAGGAGATTGCCGTACGGCTGTAAGCCGCGTGGAAAATTGACATTAGCCATCTCAACTCCTATTTTTAGTTTATTCCATTTCGAAACCCTCCCCTTCATCAGCGTTCGCTACCTCTGGTTGATAGAACCCTTTTTCAGCGTGCTTTGATAAGTCCTCTGTATAATGTTTTACCAATGCCGCGCTTTTTTTGGCCGGAGCTGCTTCTCGTATTTTACCCATTTCTTCTGTGGAAAATGCGAGGAGCATTCCAGATTGTTCTACTGCACCATGAGATTTAAAGCGATGTGGCTTAATGTAGGGAGAATTATCCCGTGTGCACAGAGCCCATATGCTACTGCGCAATGTCGCTTCAAGGTTTTTGTTTTTCGCTAACCATTTATAGCGATACTTGATCCTATGAAGCTTCAAACATTCTTCTGGCAACGCAAGAATATCACGCATCTTCAGTTCATTCATCGCCCGCAAGTCTGATACTGTCTTCGGCTGCTCTTTTACTAAGTCAGACACGAAAGTATCTTGCTGCGATAAAACCTGAGCTGGCTGTGGGCTTGCCGAGGGCACCACATTCGATTCTTGGAAATTTGTTTCTGGAGTCTCTAAGGACTCTGTAATTTTCTTGTTCATAATTGAATCCCTCCTTTACCGGATGCCGCTAGTTTTTTCTTATTCATAGCGTATACCTTTGGGTCAATACCTTGAAGTTTACAGAATTCCATTTCGTCTTTAGAAACAACAACTCTGTTCCCTTCACTTATATTATGACCTGTTGTGGAGGTCAACTGAACTCGATTATAGCGGCTCGCTTCATCTGCTCTCGCTTGTCGTTCCGCTTTTACAATCTCTTCTCGTTTGTACCCCATGTTCCGTTCCATGTAATCTTCCATCTCATACATGGCGGTTAGTGGGCCTTTTTTCTGATTTGTATATTCGGGATTAGCGACCACTATATTTCTATAGATTTTAGATTTCTCGCTATTCGGATCGTTTAACTCTGGGTGTCGTTTAAGCGCCGCTAATTTAGACTCCTCTAACACACGATTAAACTCTGTCGTTTGTGTAGAAGCAGCGATCCTCTCCTCTGCCTGTATCTTGGATCGTAGATCGACTGCTTTTTTCCAATCCTTTTTAGCTAACTCGTCCCATTTATCTTCTGTCCATGTTCTTGTGTCATTTGGATCATAGTTTGTATTATTCTTTTCTGGAGCTACGTAAGGGGGTGTCGAATCATCGGACGATTGTAAACCTTGAACGACAGCTTTAAGGTCGTCCACAGCTCTCTTGAGTTCTTTATTCTCTACTCTCATAGCTGCGAACGCTTTATCCGACGGAGTTCGTGTATCCTCTTCTTCGTCTAGATCTATCTCTGTACCTTCTCCCGCTCCAGTATCTTCTTCATCCCCGATAATTGGGGCATCTTCGATATCCGTAGAATCACTATTCTTTTCTTCAGTAGATCCACGTCTATCCTTTAAAATTTCAAAGAACGTTCTCATCTTTACCTCCACCTTTGTTTAATATTTGAAGACCGTGGGCGAGTCTTCGGTTAGTTTACCAACTTTTCTACACTGTCCATCGTACACTTTAAAGAACTCTTCAATACCCGCTAGTTCTGCCTCTAAACGAAATACTGCCATATTATCGCACTTGAGGAGTGCCGAGCGTTGTTCCTGCCGTTTGATTTGCCGCAGCTGATTGAGCTGGATTCGCACTTCCTTGAATACCGGATTGACCTCCAGTTGGAGAAGCGCCGCTTCCAGCTGTTGACGGCTTTCCGCCACCGCTTTGTTGTCCAAGATCCCCTCCCTTTTTCTGCCCAGCCTGGAACTGCATTACCATTTGCATTAACTGCATATGCTCTTCGATGTGGGCTCGGAGCACTTCTACCATCTCTTTACTCCATAAGAGTATATCGGGGCTGTTCAAAAACTTATTGTGTATCATCATGTGCTCTAAATGATTTTCCTGTGGTTCCGCATGAATGACCATTCCTTCTCTAAACATAGTATGCTCATCCATTGGATCGTCAGACGGCTTGTCCGTCGGCCCCTTGCCTAGCCATTCTGTAGGGTCTTCTTTGTACGCCTTCAAAACATTTGCTGAAGCTTTCCAGAGTTTATTAACATTTCCAACCACAAATGGATTTCCACCTAGAACAAACTTATCGTACAACATTGTAGCGAGTTCTCGCTCTGTTCCAACATCACCAAATGATGCGTTTGGTAAAAGAAAAGCGTCCATCTCTTGAGCGAACGCGTCTTTAACTTTATCTGGAGTTTCGAATATTGGCTCGCTATTTTCACCAAGAATTCTTTTCTCTAACCCTGCTGGCATATTAAGGAAGCACAGATCAAAAATATCCGTTAGAACTGTTCCTAATCCTTGGCGGATATTTGCTGTTGGAAGATTGAACCTTTGTTCTGCTGACGTAACGATTGCAGCTGTTTTAGTAGCTGTACCACTACCTCCGGAGAAATTCCCTTCCTTTCCCATAACATAACTCGACGCTGCTGTAAGCCTCTCAATAAATTCAAGAACGAGTCTTATTGCATTTAACAATCTTTCCGTCGGAACTTGCATGTCTGGGAAGAACACATTCTGCGATGGATTTGTAACCGGATACATGGCTCTTGGTTTAGCGATGTGCTCATCTGGGGAGTAATCAGAATTAGGATCATAAAATCCCCACTTAAGGATTGATAGCGTATTAGCATCTTGAATCTGTCGAAACACGGCATCTATTTCCTCCGCGAGCGGTTTGACCTGTTCCAAGACACCAATTCCAAGAAGCTTATGGATACGATTAATAAAATTAATTTGACGTATTGGTCTTTCCCCACGTCTGTTTACCTTTGATATTTTAAACGCTCTTAAAAATAATTCTTCTTTCAATGCAACCATACAGCAGATCTCTTCTGCAAATCCGTCCTTATCCGCATCATAATTTCCATACCATATTAAGGACTCCACTAAGTGCATTCTTCGTTTAGCATTAAGATCTGCAAGTCTTTCTGCATTTGCTAGGGCCTCATCGAACTTTGAATTTAATGTTTTATCAACTGAATTTTTTAATTTATCAGTTACGTTTTCCATTAGCCCGTCTTTAGACAACGCCTCAAGTTCATGGTAATAGAAATCTTCTAACTTAATAAGAGGTTCTTTTTGAATATCTGTACATCCTGGCTGTGTTAATATTTTTGTGATGGGGATAATTCTTACGGCGGGCTTTTCTTCTACTTTTAATAGACGCTGTTCAACCATCAGCGGCTCCCCTGTTGCTTCATCTGTCCTTGGGTTGCCAAGCTCGTCGACAACAGGGGTCTGCTCTACTTGATCTAAGTCTTTCTTCTTAACATCCCAGTAGCTTTCTACATAAGATGTTCCCATCATTACACACGCTCGAACTATGTTAACAATATCTTTTTCTATTTTCATCCATACACTAAATACCCACGGCATAATCTTATTTACAGAATCCACCCGTGACTTATCCGTAGTTTCTGTAGGCCGCCATCTGATTAAGTCTTCATTCCATACTGCCGGAGCTAGTCGTGCTACTAACATCTCCACAATGGCTTGCGCTATCTTAAGACTTCTCCCACACATCCATCGTTCTGGGCGTATCGAATCTTGACCCTCGTATAGATTTACAAGATCCGCGAATTTAGTATCGAAGTCAACACCATCACCAAACTCGTTAGCTCCCCAGTTCATTTGTTGACGAGCGTTCATAGCGTTATCATAATCTTCCTTAACAATAGCTACGAGTTTTTTCTGTTCGTCTTCGCTAAGTTTAAGAAGATTAGGATTGAACACATTAACTTCATCTGTTCCGCTTTCAGTAACGCCCTCTTCGGGAGTTTCGTTACTACCCCTCTCATCTTTGATTTCTCGATTTGCCATTATTTTTTCTTCCCGCCACGTTTACCTTTTTGGCTTTCTCTTGGGTAACTCATTATTTCCCCCTTTTTTTAAACATGTCTAATGGTTTACTTCCATACTTCTTAGACCAACGTTTTGCAATCGCTGGCTCATTCTTCCAAAGGTATCGTCGCTGCTTTTCACTTTTAAATGGCATTAGTAGTACACCATGTCCGATAAACTATTTTGTTTTACTGGAGTCTGCCTACGAAAAGTTATCGTTCCTGTATGCCTTCGTGCCCCGTATACCGCTATCGCTAAACTGTCCGCTTCGTCCGGGCTTCCTACCCCGCGCTTCTTCATATCGTCCTTACCTTCAATCTCGATCCTGCCACTCCTAGGATTTAT